ATGGCTATGCCATCTTGAGAAGCTAGAATCTAATTCTCTATGAAGTTCAGGCTCTTCCTCTTTGATACTTCTAATTACTTTTTCTATATCCCAAAGAATAGAAGATTTACCTTCATTTGAAGGGCAATCAACCCAAAGAGTTTCCTTAGTTAAAGGATTATAGAACTTAGCAGAGTATTTTGTATATTTACTCTGAGATTTGTCATGCACATAAGGTAAAAATCGAAAAACCGATTTATACGATCCGTTGTGCGCATTTGGATCCGGATTATAGATATTCGGATCTGTCTTTTTTTCTGATGAATTTGTTTTCTTAACAAAAGCATCTCCTGGTAGGTCAAAAAAATCTGTCATTTTATAAGTTTTTTTTTGTTATTATTAATAATATAATACTTAATTATAGAATAAAGTTTTGATTTTAATCAAAAAAAAGGATAACTTTTGGTTATCCTTTCTTCTTTTTAAAGATTTTTAGAATTACTTTCCAATGTTTTCTTTTAATTCTTTGGAAGCAGTTTGAAGAGCGGTCATATGAGATTTAACAGTTGGGTGATGTATCGCTTTTTTGATAGCTTGCATTCCTTTTTTAATTCTGCCACCTGCACTTTTTACCCCTTTATCATAAAATTTAGATACGTCTCCGTTTTCTTCTAATTCTGCAATGATTTTGTCGATTTCTCCAAAAACTAATTTTTTGGTCTCTTCTACTTGATTTTTAAATGATTGAAACTGATTCATGTTTTTAACTTTTTAAATATTATACAGCAAAAACAGATTTAAGTTTTAAATGGAATTAATGATTGATCTTATTTTTTCATTGTTTGAAAATTTAGAGTCGGGAAAATTTTCTAAAGTATATTTTATCCAGATATTTAAAACTTCTAGACACTCGTCAACCGATATCCTTTTAGATTTTATAAATGGATTAAGGTATTTCATAAAAACTGAGTCAATTGCAACATTCTGTTTCTTTGATCGAGTATACATTCCTTCAACCATGGATTCAACTTCATCCTGCAGCTTAAAGTATAAATGAGACCGTTTGGCAGATTGCCTCTCTAGTCCTGAGGTGGGTCGAGTGTTGAATGGTTTACGATTCCATCCTACCTGATCGAGATGATTTATCTCGTGTGCAAATATGTCAGTTAATCGGTATTGTAATTCTTGATAACATTCAGGCTCTCGATTAGGGTCAATAATACAAATGACAATTATTTTAGGAACAAGTGTATCCTTTTTATCTATTTTCATTCGAGCATCTATGGCAAATCCATATTGATCAAAATTTAATTCTTCCCAACTTAATTTATGAAAGTGCTCGTCCTCTTTAAAATTAGGGTCGGATTCTTTTTTAATAATGAATTCAGCGTCAAACGTATATGGGTCCTCTATATGGATTCCATTTATTCTTCGATATTCTCCCTCTGTTTTTGTATTTTCGCAACAAAAGATAAATGAACTTGATAACTTTAGAATAAGGTCATTGAGTTCATCGTGGTTTTCATATAAATGTTCAGTAAAAGATTTTATCATTTCTTTTTTGGAATTATTATGAAAGTCACGTCAAGATCATTTGTATAAGGAGTTCCATTGCTTTGTGAAAATATTACTTCAATATCATCTTTTTTGGTTCCTTTCATATCGGTTGAAACTGAATTTTTAAATTTTTCAATGAATCCGATATCTTCTGGGGATATTTTATCTTTTTTTCCAGAAATAAAGTCCTTTAGACTTGTTTTTTTGACTTTTATTGCGCTGTCTGCTAATTCTTTTTCCTTTGATGAAACGATGTTAGAATCTAACCATTTATCCAGGTCAGTTTCAGCAATTTCATAAGATGGAAAAATTTCATATGAGCTGCCGTCTGGATATTTTTTACTTCCTTTTTCTCCGTCGGGTATAAATATGAAATTATATTTAATCTGAGGCGGCGGGGCTCCAGCTGCCGCCGGATCAGCGGGCATTCCCATATCTTGTTCTACAAGATATTTTGAATAATTTTTTAAGTATTTAAGATGTTTAGACATTTAAAACCTTTATTTTTATTATTTATTTAAACCAAAAAGGCCTTTATTAAATAAAGGCCTTTGATTTATATTTTAGTCAGATATTATCCGTCACATGAAACGCAATCTACCATTGCAGCTTTAGCAATATCTCCTCTAAGAACCGATTCAGTTCTCATATAGTATAGGGTTTTGATTCCTAGTTTCCAAGCCTCAAGATGAACTTGATTGATCCATTTTGGAGAAGCCTCTTTTGGAAATGCAAGATTAAGGGATACCGATTGATCTATATATTGTTGTCTGATTCCAGCCTGTTTAATCAGGTCTAGCTGATTTAGTTCTTTAAAGGTTTTAAATATTTCTTTAAACCCTACGCATTCTTCCTTTTGGTAGTCGGTAAACTCATTCCATTTTTCTATTCCAATTAGAGCACCGTTAAGGAACCACCATTCATCTAGAAAATCTAGATCTTGCACTGATCCACCGTCTGCTAAGATTTTATCCCAGACTTCTTTAGTGTTTTTCTTAATTTTCTTAAGATATTTTTCAAGAGTTGGGTTAGTTCTAATAAAAGTTCCTTTAGCTGACTGTTCGGTCCAAACATTTGAAGGCCAAGGTTCAATACCGGCTGACACGTTTCCGGCTAATTTAGAATTTGAAACAGTTGGGGCTATCGCTCTAAGGTGAGTGTTTCTCATTCCAGTTCCGGAACACCAGAGTGGCTCTCCAAACTGTTCAGCAAGGTCTCTAGAAGCTCTTTCAGATTCTACTTTCATTTGAGAAAATATTTTTCGAGTTTCATATTGAGCAAAAAGACCTTCAAATGGAATTCCTCTTTCCTGTAAATACGTGTGCCAACCTAAAACTCCTAAACCTAATGCTCTGCCTTTTTCGGCTGATCTTACTGAATTTTCAAAGCCTCTCATTCCTTTTGCTTTTTGAATAAATTCCTCTAATACCCCGTCTAGAAACAGGGTAGCAGTGTAAATAAGATCAGTGTCTTTCCACTCATCATACTTAGCTAGATTTAAAGAAGAAAGGCAGCAAACAAATGAATGAGATTCGTCAGTATGTAGAGTTATTTCACTACAAATGTTAGTCATATATACCTTTAATCCGTTTTGTTTATAGGCGTCAGGATTCTGCTTATTAACATTGCCTTTGTACATGATATATGGTTCGCCAGTCTGTCTACGCTTTTTCAAAAGAGCTGACCATCTTTGTCTAGCATCGTCATCTCCTTGTTCCAATCTTCTCATGAATTTATCTGAGACAATAACACATTGGTGCATATTAAGACACTGACGATTAATGTCTCCTTTAGGTTCTCTGATTTCAAGCCATTCCCAAAAATCAGAATGTTCAATATTTATATTTACGCTAGCTGCTCCTCTTCTTACTGATCCTTGATTTGTAGCAAGAATTGTTGAATCATACATTTTAATAAATGGGACAACGCCGTCTGAAGTTCCATTTCCTGTGATAGGTGAGCCGGCTGGACGAATCTGATTTATACAGATTCCTACTCCACCTCCATGCTTAGCTAGAAGCATCATTTCTAGATTTTTACTACCAATATCTGCAATTGAGTCAGCAACGTCTATTCCAAAACAGCTAATCGGCAACCCTCTTTCGGTTCCAGTATTAGATAAAACTGGAGTAGCTAAACATAGCCAGCCTCTCCAAATATAATCAAAGAACTTAGAAGCTAGATCAGGTCTCCTCAATCGACGAGCAACGGTGGTGCTAACTCTCCAATATGCATCTTTTGGAGTTTCCCCTTGGAGTAAGTAGCCTTTACTTATAGTTTTAATATACACTTCAGTGCATCCCCATTCAGGAAGATCTACTCCTGATTTCCAACCTAATTGATCTAGTGTTTTTTTAATTTCTTTAATATTGCTCTCTCTGAGCATTCCTTGTTCTTGATCTTCCATTTTTATTATTTTATGATTTAAAATATATCGTCCCAGTCATCACCTTCTCCTGCTTTAGCGTAATCAGTCGGACGGATAGCAAAGAAATCCGTGTGAGTTACGCCGCCTGTAAGATGATAAAACCAATCTAGCTCATTTGCGGATTCTACATCGTATTCAAAAATTGAAGAGTATCCTAATTCATCTAGTTTTTCATTTGCTCGTCTAAGTATGAAATTCTTCAGATCATCTCTTTTAAGATTTTCAAGATCTCCCATTTCAAACATCTTATCGATAAAATTTAGTTCCATCTGAACCATAAGTCGAGCAGCGTCTTCAACTTGGGATTGCACCTGATCCTTTAATTCAGGATACTCTATGCACATATGTCTGAATAGAGAACATCCCATTCTAGAATGTAAGGATTCATCTCGAACTGACCATTTCATCTGTTGACCTATTCCTTTAAGAAGGTTTCTTAATTGGAATGAATATAGAACAGCAAAGGAACTATAGAGAGATACTCCTTCAGCAAAAGCTGAAAATATGGCTAGAGATCTAGCAACTTCAGATCTTGCTGCAGCTGATTCTGAGAGATCAGTATATGAATATTCTCCCTTGGTTTGAGTTAAAAATTCAAATTTAGCTGAGGTAGTAGGCTCATGTAAAAATGCTTCAAAGTTTTCAAGGCCTAGAGTTTCATTTAAATACGAATATGCTCTAGCATGTATCGTTTCAAAATATCCAAAAGCCATTGCCATCTCTTTAATTTCATGTTTAGGAAACCACTTCGTAACTTGAGTAGTCCAGTAATCAGAAACTGCGCACTCAGTTTGAGCAAAACCTAAAAGAATATTTCCTACTAGATTTTTTTCAGATTCAGAAAGGTTTTCATTCCAATCTTTCAT